TCTAATTTTTGACTATCATTTTGTGCTTTTCGTTGAATATCTTGTGCTCTAAGCTGTAATTCTTGCTCTTTTAGAGAAATTAGTGGGTCTTGACCCTGTGGTTGCATAGCTTGTTGCTCTTCTATGAACATTTCACTTATGAAATTGCTAACTTGATCGGCAACTTGCACCTCAACTTGTTTTTGAAACTCCATTTGTAGTTCTGGTGGTATCTGTCCACCATATTTTTGTGCTTCTTGTTCTATGACTTGGTTCATTTGTGCCTCGACTTGCTCTCTAGCTAACAAAGAAACGTGTTCCATAACGTGTGCCTGTAGTAAAGTGCTAGCTTGTGGGTTCGATCTTACCAATAATGACGACATAAATACTCTATGTGCCTCAATATGTTGCTGATGCGCCTGTCCTCTAAACGCGATGAGCTTTTTACCCATCAAAGCATCAGAGTTTTCTAGTCCAGGATCTTTGGGAGCGTCTGGTTTTGGAACTGGTAGTATAGCATCAATATCTTTGACACCTAAAGCTTGATACATTCTTTTGTAAGCTTCATATAAATTATGTTGATTTGGATCAGATTGTGCCATTTGTAGTTGTGTTTGTGCAAGCGTTACACGTTGTGACATAGAAAATATATTAGGATCAGATACAGGAATGATATCTATACGTTCATCAAAATCACTAGACTTAATACTAGGAACTGCATTTTGTCCAACGCCATAAGGATACATTGGTGAATAGAAATCTTTAAAAACCTTAGCTAATAAATTAAACTCTGTCTTTTGTGCGTAATGTAATCTTTTATGTATCGCACTCATTACTCTTGAGCCACGCTCAATAAGTGCCATCGTTGTGCCTACGGGTGCATTAGCTGCAACACTGTCACCAATCTTTTGATCAGCAATTGTGGCAAATCTTTGACCAGCCTGAACGACAAATCCTAGTAATTGAAATAATGTGGCATCTGCACCTTTATACGGTAAAGGCATTAGACCTGCACGTAGATCACCACTTGGCGCATCAACGTCTCTGAACTCACCAGGTTGTATTGGATTATCATCATCACGAATACGAAGGCCTCTAGCCTTAAAACCTGCTGGTAAATTAGCTAATGTCCCTGCATCTAATAACTGTCTTAACGCTGCAGTAGCAGTTCTAGATAAACCACCAAGCATATGTATTAAACCAAAGCCATAAAACCCTAGACCTGGCAAAAACTTGTAATGAACAAAGTATTGCTTCTTTTTCTTTAAAGGATCTTTCTCATCATAGTTTCTATAAATTGATAAAACTTTTTGTGAGCCCTCATCAATAGTAACAATGTACGGTAGTTTAATTCCATCCTGATCTTCAAACCCTGGTAAGTCAAGTTCACAATGAATCTCTAGCAAAGTATAATTGTCATTACTGTAACCACGTCCAGTTGGTCTAACACCATCAAGTTTATTTACTGCTTCTTGTATTTGGCTATTAGGCTCCTCTGTTTGTTCTTTTATTTCAACATCACTGTAAAAACCTTGAACTTGTAATTTTCTAATTTCGTTTTCATTTCTTCTAAGAACATGCGTAATTCTTTCTGCACTTGCAAGATCTGTTGCAGTGTATGGCACGACAACATCTTCACTTGGTACAAATTTTGATACAGCTCTATCTAAAGTAGAATCAAAATATATTTTTTTAAATGATGACCCTGAAAGAGGTAAGTAGAAAAGCATTTGATCTAAGTCAGGATCAAAATCCTCCATGACATGCATGATTTGATAATTCATAAACTCTTGCACGCGCTGTGCTTGTTCTTCTTTTTGTGAGTCTGATGATCCAATGATTTGAGTTCTTACGGGTCCGTTTGCTGGTAATAATTCTTTATAAGCTTGAGCTTGAAATTGTGTCACTGTCTCTGATAACAGCGGATGTGTAACGCCACTTGCACCTTGAAAAGGTTGTGATCTGTCTTCATAATTAAAACCTAATAGTTTCAAACCTTTTGAATAAGCGTCGTGCCATTCCTCTCTAGACGATTTATCTTCTTTATAATCACCAATTAAGTCAGAGGATATCATGTTAAGATCATCGTCTGATAGTAATTCTGCTAGATTTTGATCAAAATCGTTTTCTGGCTCCTCCATAATAGGATTAACAATAGCGCCTCCGTCATCTGTTAGCTCAACATTTTCAACAGTTAATGACTCATCTGGTGTTTCTATTGTTATTGATTCTGACTCTACACCAGTAGGATCACCTGTAATTCTTTTTTCTACGACCATTAAGCTACCTCAAATATATCAATCATTTCAACAAGTCCACCCTTGGCTTTGTGAGTTTTATAAGGTTCTAGCATTTCTTCTGTAATTTTAATAGCAAAAGATGGTGTTGTATTTTTCATGTCAGGCACTCTTATTGCTTCTACATTGTAATTTGGATTTTGCGTTCTAATCATTTGTACTTGTCTTGCATCAGTTAAAGTGGCTACCATGTTGCCATTTTGATCGGTAATTCTGTAAATATCTGAGCCACCAGACTTAGTTTGCACATTTAATACTATCATCTCTGAGTTGTTAGACTTAGCCTGTGTTTTTAAAATTTTCTCAATAGTTGATGTGTAGTGTTTACCTTTTTCATCTACAGCGTTAGGTCCGCCATAAAACTCTGACATACCAATACCTTTAAATCTTGAGCCTTTAAACTCACCACGCTCCGTAAATGCTTGTATCTGCTCTGCTTTGTCTGCAGCTCTATCTGCAGCGGATGTAGAGGTGTTACCTTGAAAACTGTATCTATCTATTACAAATTTGTCTGGAGTTACTGCGTAATAGTCAGGAACATCAGGGTCTTTTAAAACAAACTTTCGATACGCTAATTCAAATAAATCTTTTTTAATTAACGCATCTGCCCACTCTTCACGTTTCTTAAATGGCAGATCAGGAAACAATCCTTCATAAGTTTTTTGATCTACTGTTATTAAGTCGTTAATCATTTCATCTATCTGTTCGTTCAATAAACTTTTCACTCTAGCTATCTCTGTGTCAGATATTTCTCTTGTCTCCACAAATCTATTTATGATATCATCTACTTCAGCATCTACCTTGGCCAAAGAATCCGCAAAAATATCCACTTCAGTTTGTGATTTTTTTAGTGGTCTAAATACTGATTTGTTCTGTTCAAAAAACGCTAGAGCTTCATTACCAATTCTATTTAACTCAGGTAAGGTTGTTGACTCTCTACCCTCCTCTTGTAATTTTCTAAGTGTTGCTAATAATTTTTGTTTTCTGGCAGCTGCAGCTTGCATAATGTCAGATTGTATCTCATCTGCAAACTGAACCTTAACAACATTGCTTGCATCCACTGATGATGCTTTTGTAATTTGCGTATCAAGATCTCTTACTTTTACAATAAGGTCATCTATTTGATCTAGCAAACCTGGACTCAACTCATTCATTGTATCACCATATTGAAGCATTATTTGCTCTAGTGACAATTGACTTAGCCTTTCAAGTTCTCTTTGATCAAAACCTCTTCTAACACCTTCCCTATTTAACTTGTTTATTGCTTCAGCATATAACCCTGCTATTTGTCTTTGCGCTCTTTCTCGTTCACGAGTAAGACCTGGTATTTTTGACCTATCTGTAGGCGCACCTAATTTAGTTGGAAGTATAGCTCTTCTCTCCGATAGTCTTGTCCATCCTACTATATAGTTATTATCACTGCCACCAGGTATACCAAAATTATGATTTTGTATGTTTTCGCCTCCAAAAATTGTTGCTGGTTGACCTGCTGTATCACCTGGTAATTTCTCCATTGGTATATACAAAACACGTTCTGATGTAGTGCCAGGTATAAATCCATCTTCTCTGTAACCTTCATATGCCACGTTTACTTTTTCACCAGATGGATTAATAATTTCAGATCCTTTACCTGTTGCGTGTACGTGCATACCTCTGACTGGTGCAGATCTAATTTGTCTTATGACAGTATCTTTAGGTATTGGGGTTACTTCATCAAAAGCTTTTAACAAATTGTTAATTCCGTAATCTTCAAGCTCTGTTTTTTTAATTCTATTTTTTGCAAAGAAATCAATGAGTGCTTGTTTATTAGGAAATATTACAGGCGTGTCTGGTCTTTGTAATACTTTTTCTGCATCAGAATAAAAAACTCCTGTTAATGGCTGATTAGTTTTTGGTGTTGTAGCTACATCTGTTGAGCTACCTAGATCAACTTTTTGATTATCTTCAGGAGTTGGATCAAAGAAGTCTTGCTCTCTATTTAATTTTTCTTGCTCTAAACTTTGTAATTGTTTCTTTGTAGGATTATCTAATGCCTCTTTTGGTGTAGGTATAGGCGCTGTTTCGTTTACAGGTGGTTTCGTA